GAGGGCGCGGATCGAAACAACGCCTGCACGGCCGGGATCGACACAACCCCCTGCCCCCACTCGCGCCAGCCGTCGGGGTTGAGCAGCCGCCCGATCGTGCCGTAGGAAGCCAGTTGCGCCCCGGTCTCTGCCGTCCAGCGGATCACGTCGAGAAATCGCGGGTCGATGACGAGCATTACCCCTTGATCCGCGCCTCGGCCGGCGCTCCGTGGCCGATTCCCCGTCCGATGATGTAGTTGCCCCCGACGACGTTCGACTCGACGTGCATCCGGGTCAGCCGTTGGGACTGTGTCGGGGTGAACGAAGCGAACTGCTCGGCCGGCCCGGAGGGCACGGCGACGATGGGAACGGATGGCCCGGAGTTCTGCTGCGCCCGGGCGTTTGCCGCCCCGATGAGATAGCAGGACAGGTCTCCCGATTGGATGATGTCGGGCTCGAACTCCGCGAACTGAAGCCCTCTATCGTCAGGGGGATTGTCGACCGGCCCCCCGAACCAGGGCGTCTCGAAGTAGCTGCGCACCGCGGATCGCGTATTCCCCGCGACCTGATCGGTGCCGACCTCGTGCATCCACAGCGAGTAGCCCTGCGGTCCCGGGTCCAGCCCGCACATGAGGGGATAGCGGAAGCCCTGGGCGAAATACCCGGCCCCCCTTCCAGATCCCGGCAGCTGCGTGTCGTACCAAGCGTTCTCGCGCAGATTGTAGATCACCGCGTAATTCGGCTCGGTCGCGCCGAACATGCACGCACACCACCAGATTTCGCCGTAGCGCGGCACCTTGAAGGCGAAGGTGCGGGACTCGTAGCCAGGCGTCAGGTTGTCGAAGAACCAGTCCTGATTCTGGTTGTTCGGAACTTCGGTGACGGTGCCGTTGAACACCAGCCAGCGGTCGATGCCGCACCAGAAATAGAGCCCGTCATACTCGATCACCGCATCGCTTGAAATGATCGAGGACGACGGCGAGATCGTGTTGAAAGCAAACCACGCGGGCGTGCCGACATAGGTTGCGGTGATGACTTCCGACAGCGACCAGAACAAAGCCGCCGGGCTTTGAACGCCGCCGCCGCGAAGTGCTGTCCCGGCGACAATCTTCTGCGCCGAAATTCGGGCCTGCCCCGCGCCGGTCTCGCCTCCCGTCACCCCGAGATACAGGGGAAGGTTGGGGGCCGACCATTGCACAAGGCCACTCGAATCAAAGTCGAACACGAACGGTTGGACGCAGACGATACCGCCGGCGACCGATGGCTGTATCCACGTCCCGCTCGGGATCGTGCCCGGATTGCTGAAGGGCGAAAGCGGGGTAACCGATGTGATGTCGCCAATGAAAGGCACGGTCTGGATACTCGACGACAAGTTTCCGAGATCGGGAACCGAGTGTCCGACCAGCTGAACGACACCGCTTGTCGTGTCGAAGATCGCATCGAAGGTAAAGCCGACATCCACGCCGCCGAGGAATGTCGTCGGCGTTCGGTCGGCGATGCTGACGAAATTGCCGTTGTTGTCGAACACGACCTGCTGGATGCCGGCCGATGTTCCGATGTGAGCGTAGTTGAGGCCGTTGTTATAGAAGACGTGAAGCCGCCGGGGGATGCCGTTTAGCTGATCGCTGATCTGCTGAAAGCCGCCCATTTTGCGGGGGCGCTGAAGCCGCCACCTGCACCAAAGGGCTTCCAGGCACCGCTTGGCGTCCAGTTGCGTGCCGTCGCGCTGGATGCCGGATTGGAAGTCGAGCGAAAAAGGCTTTGTCATTTCGCCGCCAGCTTCGCCTCAAGTTCGGCGATTTTCGCCGCGAGCGCCTGAATCGCCGCTTGGGTGTAGGCGTTGTCCTGGGCGTAGTCGCGACCGAACTGGATGCCTTCCGGGCTTTCGGCATCGGCCTTCATTTCCTTGTTCGGAAGCTGGCTGATCGCGATGGCCCTGGCGGTGTCCTTCAGGTCATGCTGCGCGATGAAGCCGGCTTTGCGCACGCCGCCCATCGTGTAGGTCATCGGCAGACCGGAGAGGCAGTAGGCAAGCCCTTCCTGTGGGGTGATCGGCTGCTGATCGGATTTCAGCCGCCCATCGGAACCGTTGACCCAGGAACCGTTGAGGGCATTCCCGTTGCCGCTTGCGTCGAACGTAAAGTATTTTGAATTACCGCTGCCGCCAGTCCGCATTCCAAAGGCTTGTGATCCCGTGTCGTTGAAATACAAATTGGCGCCGAACCCGATCCCGGTTCCTGTCGCCATCGCTATGCCATCGTCAACGGTCAGTGTGTTGTCAACGGTCAGATTAACCCCAACGGTAACGCTGCCGGCAAAAGACATGCCGCCCCCGCTCGTCATGGTTGGCCCGCACATTACCGGCCACCATTTGCCGTTGGCGTCCGTGACGAGAATCAGGGAGCAATTCGTCGGCAGCGTAAACGAAGCCCCCTCGGACAAACCGAAGATCGTATCGGCCGCCTGGGGCGCGATGGTTGCCGCATAGCCCCTTGTGGTGAACCCGACGACGAAGGATTTCGTCAGCGTCGTTGTCAGCGGAAGGGTGAACGTCAGCCCCGTCGTCGCGGTGACGAAAATCGTCCCGCTGGAACCGGCGGCGAGCGTCTGGCTCGTCGTCACGGTGTTTTCGGTGAAAATCGACGCATTGATCCCGAGCAGGGAAAGCACCGCCGCCGCCGAAGCCGCCGTGAAGATCGACGTTCCAAGAGCGGTCCCGCCGAGGGCGGTCAGTGCGGCCGGCGCGCTTGTCGCCCCCGTGCCCCCGTCGGCGATGGACAGCGGAACCGGAAGCAGTCCGAAGGTCACGAACTCCCCCGACCCGGCGACGATCAGGCCCGAGTTGCCCGGCTGGAGGATGACGCTGCCTGCGCCGTTGATCGTGTCCGCGCCGGATGTCTCCAACGTCAGCGCCCCGGTTCCGAGATTGCTGATCGCCGCGAACCAGCCGATGCCGAGCGTCGCGGCGATCCCGGCCAACTGAAGCGTCCCGGTCGCGCCGGTCCAGACGATCGCGTTGCTGCGCTCGCTCGCCCCGATTGTTCCTGTCGCCGAGACCGTTGTCGTCGGCCAGTTTGCCCAAAGCTGGGTGCCGACAGCCTCAAGCCCGTAGCCCGCCAGCGCAGATGCGACCGCCTGCGAGACGGTCGAGCCAAGCTGGATTGCGAGCCACGAGCCGTTTGTCGTCGTGTTGTCCGTGAGCGTGATGACCCATGCCTGCGTCGTCGTGATCGTGCAGATCGGATTGCCCGCCGTGTCGGTGACGGTGAAACTGTCCGTCCCGAGGTTCATCACGATGGCCTGCGCGCCGTTCGAGCCGAGGTTGCCAGGCGGCATTTGGAGTTGCAGCCCGTTCGCCGAAGCCGTGACCCCCATGACCGCCGCGACATAGGGCACGCCCCCGGCACTTTCGAGCGGCCAGACAAGGGCTTGGTTGGCGGCGATCGTCAGCGCCTCGTAGGAGGGCTGGGCAGGCCGGATGGCGGAACCGCCGAACGTCTGAACAAAAGATGAGCCGGCGGTCATGGGTTCTTCCTCTCCGACGCCCGATCAAGAATCTTGTCGAGGTCTTGCCCGCTCAGTGTCTGGATTTCCTGCTGCCACATCGCCGTCCAAGTTGCCAACCTTTCGTCATTCTTCAGAAACGGCGTTGCCTCAAGCAGCGCACCGTAGAGCAGCGCGTTCGGGGTATATTCGCTGAAGAAATTCGTCTGATTGGTGCTGTCGAGCAGCGGCGGCTGCATGTAGCAGTTGAACTCGGCCGGGTATGTCTGATCGGGCGTCGGCACGATCAGCCAGTGGTTGTAGTCGTAATCGGCATAGAAGCACGGGGGGTTCGTGCTGTCCGTCACGGTGTCATCGGGCCAGTAGGCGCGGCAATACTCGTAGGATCGGGGAAGAAGCTGGGTTCGGGTGTTGAAATTTGCGCCCGAGCCGTAATTGATCGAGACGGTGCCGCGCCACCGATCAGGCTTTGTCACAACGGCGACGCCTTGGGCGAGGCCGGCGGTATCGACGAGCACTTCGAGCGTGCCCTGCAGTTTCAGCACTTGAGCGAGTTTGCGCTCGGCGGCGTTGATGAGGCGCGGAAGCTGGTTGAACACCGTCGGGTCGGTAAGCGCCGATCCACCGCGTTCGAGGTAGACCTGCAAATCGCCGATCAGGCTGCTGAAGTTCACATAGGTCGGCATCAGGACACCGGCGGAAAGGGTGACGGAAAACCGCCATAAGGCGATTGGCTGGGCGGGGGCGTGATGCAGTCAAGGCACCATCCGTAGTTGAGCCACGTCACGGTGCCGTCCGTAACAGTTGTCCCGTCCGATTTCGTCCATGAAGGCGGCGACGACCCCGACGTGCCAGCCGCGATGCACACGAATTGCTTCTGCGGGGTCACCTGGGCCGGGTCGTTGATGTTGACCGGGACCACGCTCGCACCCAGCGCATAAGGTGCATTGGCGTTCCAGACCGCCGCCGACAGGATCGTGGTGAAGGGGACGCCCATCAGTGCGCCGTCCAGGCGGTGCCGTTGCAGAAGACGGGGATATGAACAGCACCGCCGCCAGTCAGTGTCGCGTTGTAGGTCGGTGACGTGGCATCCGTGACAGCGGCCATCGCACTGACGTTCGTCGAACCGTTGCAGGTTTGGGCGGCCATGTCAGGGGGTTTTCGGTGCCACGTTAGATTGCGGCGGCGCTGGCGGCGCGCGCTGCGCCTCGACCGACCGTTGCACATCTTGAGACAGCGCACTGTAGAGGCTGGCCACCTCACCGAGCGGACGTGTCTCAAGGTAGTGCATCAGGGTCACCATATCCCTGGATGGCACGGTGAGCGTTGCTGGCAGTTGCGGCGCTTCCTGCGCCACAGCCGGAACTGCGATGAGGGAGAGGGCGAGGATGATGGTGGGGCGGTTCATTGGGGTTCCTATTGGATGCAGACATAGGTGAACTTCGCGCCGGTCAGCGCGGCGTTGACGACGGTGAGCGTGCCGGTCGCGGGCGTGTAGCTGGTCAGTGCCGATCCGGTAGGGCTGGTTACGACGCAATCAGGCGCGGTCGCGTAGGCGGTGTGAAACGTGACCACGAAGCCTGTGGCCGCAGTTCCTTCGGTGGCAGTGCCCTTCGTGTCGGTGGCGCCGCTGTCGAGCGTCGTGGAGCCGGTGCCGCCGGATTGGGCTACGGTGGGCGCGGTGACCTGCGTGTTGATCTGGTGACCGACGTAGGTAAGCGTGCCCGAAAGGGCTAGGTCTCCGTTTAGGTCAAGATCACTTAGCGGAGTGCTAGACGTGAGGAAGCCGCCGCCGCCAATGCCATAGATGCGCAGACCATCGGTGCCGCCGACACTGCCGACCAGCAGGTCGGCCTCGTTGCCGTTGTTAAGGTTGTATCCAAACGTGAGGCCACGGGAACTGTAACCGGAACCAACACCATATAAATTTGCAGCGGTGCCGCCAGCCAAATGTGCCGTGCCAGTGTTGCCCAAGGTGCCAAAAACACTCATGGCGCCTGTATCGGTGATGGTTAATGCCGCCGATCCGGCAACAGTGTATTGAAGGGCACTCGAAGTATAGGAAATAGTGTGCTGGTTGTTTCCGGCCTGCGTTCCGTTACCAGTCAAGTCGATCTTTTGGCCGCTTCCGACGCGCAAGCAAGCCGAATTTGACGAATACAGATTAAACTGCGAACAATCCAGCACGCCGCCACTAACGCTGGTAGTTCCGCCGATCACGGTATTAAGAGAGGTGCTGGTATTGCTGCCGCCCCACCAGTCTCCGACGCTGACCGACATAGCTGCATTTTCACCGAACGCCCATACCGCCGTGCCATCCGCGACCTGGGGCGCGGCATACATGCCGGTGGAGTTAGCGACCGAAACGCTGCTGTTGCTTAGATTATAGGTTCCCACGCCGCCCGTCCCGGTTCCGAGCGACGTTATCTGTACCGGAACGATGAAGTTCTGGTTCGTGATGTATTGACCGACC